CAGCAAGGTGTGAGTGGCCTGTTCTATAACCGTGCTAGAGTCGAAAGACTGGATAATACCCTCGAAAGCTGGGATATTGCTTACTCCGTAAAGCTAGACCTGGGGGAGTTAGAGAGGATAACAGGAAATAGCCAATACCTGTTCTATGTTGATTGATAGGCCGAACGATATACGCTAAAAACATAGTTATCTCTTAGACTAGGGATAACTATGCCTCAATCCTGACACTCACTCAACCGCTAAGGGGTAAAACCATTCTCCAATGTAAAGTTAAAGAAATTCAAAAATAATTACACAAATATAAAGGAATTTATAAAGATATGTATAAATATAAATATATAGGAGGTGATAAAGTGAAAAAAATAGCCGTATATAACAATAAAGGCGGAGTTGGAAAAAGTACGATAGCTGTTAACCTTGCAGCTGGATTAGCAAGATTAGATTATGAAGTATTGCTGATTGATTTAGACGATCAGAACGATTGCAGTTTAATGCTGGGCGTGGATCTAAAAAAAGAGCAAAAAACTTTCTTTGATTTAATTGATTACAGGCACCCTGAAAAGTTAGAAAATTGTGTTAGGCAGGTTAGCGATAACTTATTCTTATTGCAAAACAGTAGAATGGCTGATATTGAAGCAGATTTTTTTAGAACTAGCGGAGAAATAATATTAGAGGACGCTTTAGAAGCTGCAGAATATGATTATATAATATTCGATACAGCTCCTACAAGCAGTAGTAGAGTTAATGAGAGTATTATTCGTTATGTAGAAAATATAATAGTGCCAGTCCAATTAGAAGCACCTAGCGTTCGTGGGGTAGCTGGTATATATGATTATTTAGATGTGCTGCGGGAAGATAGTAGCAAAATAAAACTCATTATACCCAATATGTACGATCAGCGGACCAATGACGGTAAAGAGAATTTGGAATTGCTCAAAGAAATATTTAGAGAAGATATGATAACTTCTCCAATCAACAGACGAATAAAGATAGCCGAAGCTGGGAAAGCAGGTCAGACTATCTTCGATTATGCTCCAGATGTCGGGGAACAATTTTATCCAATCATTCAAAAGGTGGTGAAAGATATTGACTAACAAGGAATTTGATAGGAGTTTAAGCGACTTAAAAAAACAAAAAGGTACAAAAAGCGACAAAGATAACCAAAAAAAAATTAACAGTAACTCAATCAAGATTACTCGCAAAAAAGAAAATGAGAAAAAAAGCCGAAATTATATCCTAAAGCAAAAGCATATTGATTTTGTAGATCGTGTAGCCAGGCGGACCCAGCGGGATAAGTCGGAAATAGTACAGATAGCTTTAGAATATTTAGAAGAAAATATCGAATTAGATTAAACCTCTTAACGGAGGTTTTTTCTATTTCCTGTAATGTCGCAAAAACATCAATAATGCTTTTACAGCTGATTTATTTATCTTTTCATCACCGAAATACAATTCTTCTTCATTTAATACCACTCTCAAATCGACTTTATCTTTGCTTTTAGGCGACAACAATTCGTTATATGATACACCGAAAAAATCTTTTAACCTTTTCAGGCGATCAAAATTTGGCTGTCTGTTACCGTTTTCATACTGACTTAAAGTAGGCACGGAAATACCTGTTTTATCGCTCAATTCTTTTTGTGATAAATCCAATTTTTTTCTTAGCTTAACTAAATTATCGGCAAATTCCATTAAAACACCTCCTAGCCTGTTTCTAATTCGGAGTACTGCATATCCATACCTATTATATAGTTATTAGTTGTGCAATCGTTTTTGATATGATTTAGTTCGTGCTGTAGCACTTCTTTTTGTTTTTCTATAGTGAGATTTTTATTAATACCTATGTGATAGTGACCTTCGGTGCAGTAATATACAATACCCCAAATTTCATTAGGAAATTCCTCGTAAGTGTAAAAAACATCATCTCTCAGCACCATTTTATTTATTCCCCCCGTGTTCTTTCTCTATCATCTGCATAAATTGGACTACTGACCTTATCGCTTCGTCTGACAAATCCCTAGTCTGCCTAAACAACATTTTCAAATCTTCTCTTTTTACTGTTTCTTCCCAAAAATAATATAATTCACGGTCATTAATCAGAGCATTTTTTATTTTTTCGTCGGGCGAAAATCTAACATCACTTATCCCCAATAAGTAATCTGTTGTAACATTAAAATATTCTGCGAATTTTTTTACTAATTCTAAGCTGGGTACTCTTTTGTTATTCTCATAAGAGGATATACTGCTTTTTGACTTATTAAATATTTCGCCAAATTCGTCCTGATCCATATCTAATTCCATTCGCAGCTCTTTTAATCTTTCCCCAAATGTTTTTTCCATATTCTCACCTCCCTTCATTATTATATATTACTATTATAAAACATTTTTTTATGAAAAGCAATTAATTTTTTACATAAAGTAAATTATTTTAGAAAAAACCCTTGACAATCCACCTAAACTGTAATAATATATAGTTAACAGGTTTACAAATACGAAATTACAAAACTAAATGGAGGTGAAATTCCACTTAAATGGGAACAAACTATAAGCTAAAAGGTAAAATAGTGGAAGCTGGATTAAATCAAACTAAATTAGCAAAAAAATTAGGACTTACTAATCAAGGGTTATCAAATAAAATAACTGGAAGGACTGACTTTACTCAAAGTGAAATAAGTCAGATCTTAAATATCTTAGAGGAAAGAGATATAAAAACAACCTATGAAGATATTTTTTAATGCCTATAGGTTTTATTTAAGTAAATTTTTATATCATTTTATTAGCCAAAGTTTACAATTATAAAAGGAGGAATAAGATGTCAGCAGAAGTTAAAGAAGAAGTCCAGGAGGAACAGGAAGAAAGATTTGTTGTAGATGATGATGATAAGGCTTGTTGGGCTTTACAGAAGGTTAAGGAATTAGAGGATCAGGTGGAAGAAAAAGAAAATCTTGCTCAAAGACAGATAGACCAGGTTAATAACTGGCTGGATAAAGAAAAATCTTCATTAGAAAGAAAGATTAATAATTTCAATAATATGTTATTTGAATATGCTCAACAGTTAAGAGAAGAAGATCCAGGAATGAAAACTCACTCACTACCCTTTGGTAAGCTGCAGTTTAGAAAAAGACGGCCTAAGTGGCAATATGGTGATGAATTGCTGGATACAGTTAAGGAAACTATACCTGACGCTGTAAGAGTTAAAGAAGATGTTGACAAGCGGGGATTGAAGAAAATTATCAAGGATAGCGGAAGATTTAAGATTTTAGATGATGGAAGGGTTGCAGACACAGAGTCAGGCGGTATCGTAGAAGGATTAAAAGTTGTGGATAGAGGGGAAAGTTTTAAGGTTAAAACAGTATAGGAGGGGTAAATAGTGGCAAATGATGTAGTGAATGTAGCTGATAAGTCAAAAGAATTAGTAGCAAAAGGGGAAAGTGAAGGCTTGTGGCCGCAAAATTTATCAAGTCAGGATAAACAGCAGTTAGCTTATATATCTGCTCAATATGGATTGGACCCGTTTTTTGGCGATTTAACTGTTTTAGGAAGTAATGCTTATGTAACTTCCAGTGGATTAAAAAGAAATGCACACGAAAGCGAAGATCCACCAGTTAGCATTCAGCTTAAAGCAGAAACAATGGATTATAACAAAAGACATTTTGAGTATAAAGCCTTGTTGTGGAAGGAGAGTTCGCCAGATAATAGGCCGTACATAGAGTACGGGGAAGCAAGTCCTAAAGATTGTAACCGTATGATAGCAGGAAGTGATAAAGACCTAAAAGCTATGGCAAGAACAAGGGCGACTAACAGAGTAATTCGGTTAGCTTATAATATTTCTATCACTTCGGCAGAGGAATTGTCAGGGTATGATCCAGACACTCAAGAAATCAAAGATATACCCGAAAAAGATGTAGTTATTGATAATTCTAAGGGTACTAATCGGTCTAAAGGTACAAACAGTAAGGTTAATCAAGAAAACCCTGAAAAAACGGTACTATGGTTTGGTAAATTTAGTGGAAAAAAACTTGAAGAAGTAAACAGTGGCTATCTCAAATGGTTAGTTGAAAATGCTAAACAGGAAGATTTAAAACAGGCTGCTAAGTTGACTTTAGATAAACACCAAATGACTAAAAAGGAAGAAAAGCCTAAGAAAAAAACTAAAAAATCTAAAAAGAAGAACGCCAAGAGGGAAGCTACTGAAAGAGAAGCTGAAATCAAAGAGTTAATCGGTGATGATCCAGATAAGAAGAATAAATTATTTTCACTTTTAGCTAGTTTTGGTGCTAACAGCTTAAACAAATTAGATGAAGAAGAATACCTGATATTAAGGAATGACCTTAGAGATAAAGACGCTGGACCCACAGAGGAAGAAAAGCAAGGTCAGTTATTTAAAGAGTTCGAAGAAAGTTTAGATGAAGAAGAATAAAAATACAAACAAGAAGGTAAAGCTATATCCATTTATGTTTTGCCTTCTTGAAAGGGGGAAATATGGACGGGAATTTACAGAAAATACTTGATAAGCTGCTTAATAAATCTATTGAAATGGTATCTACTGGCGAAGTTGAAGGAAAAAGCTCACTTGAGTTGCTAGAAATTATTGAAGAATATGACAATTATATAGATAGTATGGAACAGCCAAAAGACGACTATCAGAGGAAGTGGAACAGGTGAGTAAAGAAAAAGTTTGCGATTGTGGAACAGTTATCAAAGATGGCAGAGCAGGTAAATGCAGGCGGTGCTATGAAAGAGAAATGACTTATAGTGATGAAAAGGCACAAGCATACTGGCAGAATATGGGAGGTAACTAATGGCTTGTAGTGGCTGGAAAAAACACTTAGACGGATTAGAATTTGATAATTTTAAATATTGTCCTTATTGCGGAGCTGAACTTGATGATAAAGGCTGCAGCTATAACAGAAGTACCATTCCTTATAATGAAATAGTTAGTTATCTGAACGAAAGATTAGGCACACGGTATAGATCCAGCACAGCTAAAACTAGGAAGATGATTAAAGCCAGGTGGAATGAAGGTTTTAGACTGCAAGATTTTAAAGATGTGATTGATAAGAAAGCTGTTGAGTGGATAGGTAACAAGGAAATGGAAAAATACTTGCGGCCAGTAACACTATTTTCTACTAAATTCGAAAGTTATCTTAATCAGATCAGCGTATCAGGTAACAGAGGGAAAGGTAAAGCACAAAGACTACAGGAACTTTACGGGGAGTTAGAAGATGGAGAAGAAACAGACTTTTAAAATATTAACTTTAATCAGCAGTATTTATCAAAAGAAGTTTGAATTTGGCGATAATAAAGAAGATGATAAATTGACGGTCAATGCCTGGCACAGATATTTAAGCAGCTATCAGTATGAAATAGTGCAGTCAGTAGTGGATAAAATTATCATTAATAAGCCAGAGTGGCCGCCAACAGTCGGGGAGATAGTCAGAGAAATAGAGGACTTGAAAGCGGGTGATAAATTACTTCCAGGGGCAGCCTGGGATAAAGTCTTAAAGGTTATCAGGGTACACGGTGCTTTATATGGTACTGAAAAAGCTATGAATAGTCTTGATAAGCGGACAAAGTTAGCAGTCAGAGGTGTTGGAGGACTAACAGCTATAGCAAAAGCTAATGATAAAGAAATGTCTTATATGAAAAATGATTTTAAGAAAGAATACGAAGCTATCAGTAATAAGGAGGTAAAACAAAATTATTTGCCAGTTGGATTGAAGAAGAAGTTTAAGCAGCTGCAGGATAATCTGCAATTGCTGGAAGGAGCAGAAAATGCTGATTGATATTTTGAAAGGATTTATCTTAGGAGTAATAATTGGCTTAGGTTTAGTAGTTGTAGCTGGAATAATTATAAACATTAATGATTTTATTGGCTATAGAAAAGAAAATATTATGGTTAGTTTGGATTGGTTTAAAATTATTAGATTTTTTGTTTATGCTTTAATTTTAATTTTTGGTGGGCTTTATTTATTAATATAAGGAGGAAACCAAATGGGGAAAAGAATTGAATTTACTACATCTGATCTGGCTTATATTGTGAACTCTATTGACATTTCAGGGGTTAGTTATGAGGAATTAGGGGAGGAATTTGGCTGCAGCAGGACTACTATCTGGAGAAGGTACAATGAAGCTAAGGCTGAACTACCTGAAACAGAAGTAGCCAGGCTAAGTGATAAGAGAAAACAAGAATATGAGGAAAGAGAAGCTGAATTAGAAGCAGAAGAAATTTTCAAAGATGTTCAAAAAGAAATGCAAGAATATGAAGATATTTACCCACAAGTTGATGAAGAAGAAGTCGAAGAAGGATTTTTTGAAAAGATAAAAGGTTGGTTTAAATACATATTAACTGGAGGGGATAGCACTCAATGGTAAATGAGCCTGAAAAATTAGTCATACCTGGGGAATTACCTTCTCTAAATGAAATAATAGACGCTGCCAAAACTCATTACGGGAAATATAGCACTATGAAAAGAAATAATACAGAAGCAATAAGCTGGCCTGCTAAAAAATTACCTTGTTTTGAAGCTGTAGAACTAGAAATAACCTGGTACTGCAAGAACAGAAGAAAAGATCCTGATAACATAGCTGCAGCTGTTAAATTTATTTATGATGGCTTAGTTGAAGCAGGTAGGTTAAATAATGATGGTTGGAAAGAAAATAAGGGTTGGACTAATCATTTTGAAGTGGATAAGGAAAATCCACGAGTGGAAATAGTTATTAAGGAAGTAGGTTAATGGGTTATAAAATATGTGAAGTTGCAGGGTGTGAGGAAGATTATCCAGCAAGCAGCGGCAATAAATACTGTCATTATCATACAAGTTTGCTGGACCGCCCTTGTGCTTACTATTATCATAAGGATTTAGGTGTTGGAGTTGTCGAATGGTGTAATAAACATAATAAAAGATATGATGATCTACCGTGTGAATTTTGTCCTGATAAAAGAGATCCACTGCAAGAATTAGAGTGGGTTATTAAATTAGTAGAGAAAATAGAGGAAGTGTCTAAAAATGAGAGTTAGCGACAGTCATTGTAATAATTGTCCTTATTTTTATAAAGCAGGCAGAAGTGTAACAAATAAAGGTGGTAAGACTACTGGATATTGTCCTTTTAAAAGATGTATTAAAAGATATGGTTTTAAAAATCAGCAGGAGGAATTGAAAAGGAGGTTAAAATGAGGGATTATGCTTTCCCTGATGAACGAAGGTTAAACATAATCTTACTTATATACACGGTACTGGAGGAAGTAACCATTGATGAAGCGTTTGAGTTTTTAGTGAAAAATAAGCAAGTTGCTGCAGGTGGCCGCAAAAAACCTTTCACTAATAGTGAAATAATCAGATTGCACGATAACTTAGGATTGACATTTACTGATATAGCAAAGATTTATCAGGTGGAAGTATCTACTGTAACGAGAAGGTATAAAAAGGAGGTTGAGAATGGAAGATTATCCAAATGAAAAGTTTGAAGATTACTTAGATGATGATTTTTATATTTATGGTATGAAGTGTATGAATTGTGGTAAAGTAACAAGATATATAGTTAGCAAAGATATTTCTCATACTAATTTCAGAGTTGCTAAAGAAAAATTCCACAATGAGCCAGAATTTAAAGAGTGTGAGTATTGTGGGTTAATCACTAGACAAGAACTTATAACAATGACACCTAGTAAAGACCAAATAGAATACTTTAAGGAGGTTGAGAATGAAAGGTAAAGCGGAAGTTGAGTTGTCAGTATTAGCTGATATATCAAGGAAATTAGATTATCTTAGGCACTCAATTAATACTGATCGCAGAGAGGATTATGAAGCTATGAAGATGAAAGTAAATACACTTAAAGAGCAAGTGAAAGGGGAATAAATTATGTTTAATATTACAGATAAAACAGAGGATATTGCTTTACACAATGTTGATCAATTTCAAGAATTTTTCAAAAAAATTAAAAGCAACAAAAAAGAAAATATAGAAATGTTAGTAAATGAAGGTTGGAAAATAGAGTTTGGCTATTCAGGTGATGTTTTTGATTTAGGAGAGAAAAAGGTTATTTGCTTTGCGACTAAAGAAGT